CGAACTTGCGATGCCCATGGCCATGCCGGTGTCGGTGGCCATCTGCTTCACCCTGCCCATCACGTCACTTGACAGGCCCGTCAGCGACTGGAGGTGCGCCATGGAGGTCTCCAGGGCACGCCCGTTTGCGGCACAATCACCGAAGGCTTTGCCCAATGCCGTGAATGCGGCTGCATAGCCACCGAATTTGGCAAGGCTGCCCAGGCCAGCACCGCCAAGCATGCCGCCGATGTTCTTTTTCGCAGCAGCCGTCTGCCTCGAGAATCGGTTGACGGATGCGGTGGCACTGGCAAGGGATTTGTCAAACCCTGCCTTGTCAAGTCCCAATATTACTCTTAGATCAGCTTTAACGCCCATTGTTCATCATCAGTTTTTCTAGTTGTTTCGCTTTCTCTTCAAGCCGGTGCTTGTCGGTGTTGCTCATCGACGTGTCGGCTTTTGTGCTGTCGTTCTCCCAGGGGAAGGTGGCGATGTCGTTGATGCTCATCTTCTTTGTCGAGTGCGTCTGGGCACCGATGTAACCCACCAGGCGGGCCTGTTCCCAGGAATCCTTCGTGGTGAGGTAGAGGAACGGCATCAGGCACCCGATTTCATACATCCTCATCTCATCCATGACGTAGCCCGGGGGCATGTGCCCCTGGAACACGAGGATGGCGTAGATTTCCCGTGCGGTTAACTTTTTTTTTCGCCGCCTACCGTCTCTTCGTCACCGCCGTTGATGAGTTCGCACATTTCCTCGTCGTTCTTCAGCAGGTCACGGAATGACTTGAGCACCGAGGTGTCGCACGCATCCATGAATGCATCAAGGTTCATGCGCTCGGTGTCGATGCCGGGGTTGCTGCTGATGAGGATGGCATAATAGTAGAGGGTCGTTTCTATCGTGGGCCCTAATTCGGGTAACCCTGAATCGAGGAGTAACTGGGCCTTCAACGCCTCATAGTAGATTTGTGCCCGAATAGACCACTTGATTTTGTAGCTTTCGCCGTTGATGTTTACGTCCATATTTCTCAATTAAAAAGGGGACGGGAACACGCCCGCCCCCGATGGTTCATGAACTTGAGATTTTGCGCTTAGGTAGTAGGGGTCTGTGTCAGCGGGCCGTCACCCTGCAGCTGCACGGTTAAGGTGGCGTTCTCGCCGTTGGGAGCGTTGACCTCTACGCTGGTGATGAGCACGCTGCCAGTGTAGCCAAGGCTCACGTTCGAGGTCTCCCCGATGGTACCATTGTTTGCGGGAGCCCAAACGTCGCCGGTGGCGTCATCGACGCTGTTGAGCTTCGAGGTGTAGGGATAGGTCGAACCGCTGGAACCTTCAACGGTGAAGGTGGCGGTCACCTTAGTCTGCGACAGCATCAGGTTGATGAGGTCCTGGTAGTTGTAGCCTGCGCCGTCGTAGCTGCAAAGGTTCTCCGACGATGCACTCCAAGAGATGATGCCGTAGTCGGAGGACTGGAACTTACCGCCATCGTCCTTGGTGGACGTCTGCTGGGTGTCGGTGGACACGGTCAGCGTGTGGCTGGTAGCGAATGCGATGGATTTTACGGTGCCGTTGGCCTCCTTGAGGAAAAGCATCAGGTCACCGCCTTTGATAACGTTTCTAGCCATTGTTGTCTATTTCTATATCAAAAGTTAAATCTTGTAAGTAACTCGTTTCGTTGTAGATTTCCGAGGCGTCAGTAAGGCTGATGCCCCCGATTTCAACGCCTTCAAAAGTGCCCGCACAATTAACAAGTGCATCGGTTATCGAATCGGCCAAAAGCAGTCCGCTCTGGTAGTCCATTGACACGACCTGCACACTCAACGTGGCGTGCTGCGTCTGCGCCAGCCTGTCCTTCGTGTCATCCACCGAGAGCGATGCCCGGCGGTAGACTGCGAAAGGCTGTTGGGTGTTTTCCTCAGCCACGATGGCGTGGGCGTTGGTGATGCCCGCCTGTGCGAGTATCGCCTGTATAGCCTTAGTTAAGTGTAATCCCTTCACGATTTGCCTGTTTTAATATATGCTTCTTTAATGCCTCTTCGATGTCCCGTGCCGCTTCATGCTCCTTGGCCTTGACGGCCTTTGCGAACCATCCTAGCTTGCCGGTTTCCTTGAATATCCTGCCCCTTCCCGATGCACGGCGCATAGGTATTTTATTCGCCTTCGTGCGCCGTCCTTTGGTGGTGCGGTGCTCGGTACCCATTTCAAACCACTTGAGCCTGTAGTCGCCCATGATATGCACCTTTGCGGTTTCTGCATCCCTCGACACTACCTTGATGCCTTTTGCAAGGCTGTGCTTGACGGTCTTGCCGTTTCGCCTGGTATATGTCGTTGTCTTCCTCACGCTGTGCCCAATCACCTGCTGCAGGTTCTTGACGGCCTCTTTCTTGACCTTGTTGGCAGCTGCCCTGAGCGCCTGTCTGCTGACTTTTCGCTGGTTTTTTGTAGAAATCCTACGAAATAGCGCATAACAGCGGGAAGCGTCTACCTGTATGCCGTCATTGACCATCATTCGTTGATGAGCTCGGTGCGTATCATGTACTCTCGGCGGTGGGTGCGGCGGTCGATGGACAGGATGCGATATTTGAGGTTATCCCACAATATGCGCATCGTCTCATCGACTTGACCGTCCCAGCGGATGGAAAACGTGGTCACCCGACCGTGGAAGATTTCCTCGTTGTCAATCTCCCTGTTGCCGCTGACATAGTTGACAGCGGCGGGAAGGTTGGAGACAACGTCGGTCCAGGTGGTGCTTGTGGCGCCGTAAACGTCACGCACAACACCTGAACGCTGTATCGTTATCCTCTCGGTGAGTTTACCTGCTTCCATTCCGGCAGCACTTGTTGAGTTGTCCGTAGTTGATTCTCTTTCCAAGCAGCGCCATCACGTTGGCGTAAGGCACAACGTGCTGCTGTCCCGCCGATATACCCTCACGGTTCTCGTACAATGCCGCAGCCTGCATAAGGATGGCGTTGTATATATCAGAGGGCAGCACACCATCGTCACCGATGTACACCGACAGGCTCTTCACCTGCAGTGTCTCGGTGACCATCTGCTCTGCGGTACACAGGTAAAGAGCAAGCAGATCATCTTCATCGGTGGTGGAGATGTAGCTGTGCTTCTTCAGGTCTGCTACCGTTGCATATTTGGGTGTGTACTCCATTGTGATGGCAGATTACTTAGCCAGCAGATACGGTGGTGAACAGTTTCAGCGAACCTGCACGGGCAACGCCGTAGTCGAAGTAGCTGTTGATGGTGATTACCAGCTCGCCGGTGCCTGCAGCGCTGTAGGGGTCAACGGTGAGGTCGAGTGCGCCCCACTGACCGATAACGAGGTTGCTCCAGTCACCATAGTAGGCCTGGTTGGCGGCACAGCCGATGGTCTTGAACAGGGGAGTGCCGTCCACGTTGCCAGCCTCGTAGACAAGACGGGTGGTCTTGTTGTAGGTCATCTGGCGGATGACGGCTGCAGCCTCGGGCGATGCGATGTAGGCATACTCTTCGCCAACTGCGAGACGCTCAACGGCAGCCTCAACGAGGGTGGTCAGCTTGGCCCAGTCGGTAGCCACGGCTGCGGTCTGGCCGTTGCCGATGCCCTTGGGAGCACCACCGCTAGCGGCTGCGGTGCCGAACATGGTGGCGTTCAGCTTGGTGATGACAGCCTTGCGGATGTCGGCAAGCAGGGTAGCCTCGATGAGGGCGTTGTCCTGAGCGACCATCTGCTTGCTCAGCTTGAACTGGGCAGTCAGGCGCTTGGGCGTCAGGTTAACGGCGGTGAAGGCGTAGGTGGGGTCGGCTGCACTTCCAACCTCGGTAGCCCATGCCACGTTGCCACCACCCAGAACGGGGATGCGGACATCACCGACAAGGCCGCTGTAGTAGCGGGCACCAGCACGGGCGGCTACGAGACCCTCACGGATGGGAGCGAAGGTGTTGTAGACGTCGATGCCGATGGTGTCATCGTGCTCGGCGGTTACGGTAACATCTGCACGCTGCTGGGGCACCACGATCTGGCCGACGGTGCCGAGACCTGCGTTGCGCATTTCCTCACGGCCTGCACGGGTGATGGCCTCAACGTCTGCACTCAGCTTGTCACCTGCAGCGACTTCACGGATGGCACGGATGAGGCTGAAGTTCTGCTTCTTTTCCTCACGCACCTTGATGGAGCTGACCTTCTTGCTCACGGCTTCCTGGCCAGCCTGGAGATCATTGATAGAGCGCTTAACGCCCTCCATCTCATTCTTCAGAGCGTCTAACTCGGCGTTGCGCTCCTCGGTGTTCTTAATGTTGTCTTCCATTGATTCTTGTGGATTAAGAGAGTTAATATCTGTTTCCTGTTTGTTTTCTTCGTTGTCAATCATCCCTCTCATGAGGGCACCGTCCAGGACTTCTGCACGGGAAGCCACGTTTGTCTGCGGATAGGCAGGGTGGATGACCACGCTCACGTCATAAAGGCCGTTGACCTCATCGACGTAGCGGACAAGGGCACGGCTGTCCTTGTCGTTCTTCTCATAGTGTACGCCCGTGTCCTCGTCGCAGGTGTACGCAAACGAACAGCCACGGAAGTCACCACGGCGCACGCCCTGGAGCACCGTCTCGCCGTCATTGGTCATCGGTGCCTCATAGCTGAACTTGACGCCGTGTTCGTCAACTGAAAGACGCAGAGAGCCTTCACCGTTGACGGAACGGGCCACCATTCGGCTGTTGTCGTGGTCGATATTGGCCACAACGTCGCTCTTGGCGATGAGTTCCTCGGTGATGCTTCCGGGCATCATCACTTCCTCTACCATGCGGCCCTTGTTCCAGTCGGGGAGGAACAGGCTGCGCTCACCAAACACAACAGCGTAACCCTCGATGGTTCGTGAATCGTCCAGGGCACGCAGTTGGCAGTTTTCGGTATTTCGGTAAATTTTCGTCATTTCTTCCTAGAGTTTTTCTTTGGTTCGGTAACGGTGGGCTCACCCTTGATTTTGGCGGAATCGATGGGGGCCACGTTGCATGAGATGTATGCGGAGTCACCACCCTCGACAGGTGAGTGACCCTCACGCATGCGCACCTCGTTTGGCGTGAGTACGCCAGCGGAAATCATCTTGGTGTAATAGTCCGCCTTCGTGCCCATGTCGCCGATATAGTAGTCGTCCAAGTCAAACTTGATACGGTAGTCTCCGAGCATCTGGTTGGATACGAGCTTCACGGTGAGCTCCGTCTCGATTTTGTTGATCAAGGGGAAGAGCGTGTCGGTCATGAAGGCCGTCTGGGCGCTCTCGCTGCCCTTGTAGTTGGTGGATGAGCTCTGGAACACCCTGTCGGGATGCACGCCAAAGAAGCGGCAAATGTCGAGCACGTTGAGGTTCTTGGATTCCACCAGCTGCAGGTCACTGGGTGACAATGACAGCTGGTTGAACTTCATCGTGCCGGGCAGGGTGAATATCTTGGCGCCGCTCGTGAGCTGCGACGTGATGTTGTCCTTCACCGCCTTGAGTTGGTCATCCTGGGGAGCGCCGAAGCCCTGCGTGAGGTTGCTGTCACCAGATATGAAGCCACGGAGGGTTGAGCCGGTTGCGAAGCTGTCCATCTGCAGGCTGTCGAGGTTGCCGCCGATGCCCAGCACCTTTTGTGCATACTCAAGGGTGGAAACACCCGTGAAGCCGCCGTCAAGGCTCAGGTTCTTGAGATGCACGATGCGCCATCCGTTGCAGATGGTGAACAGGTTGTTAACGTCATCGGTGATTTCGTAGGTGTCGGCCTTGGCATCGTACTGACACGCTCCATGCGGGATGAGGTACAGGCGGGTGATGTCGCCATCGGCGTTGAAATACGGGTAGATGTAGGCGTTCCCGTGAAGCAGCATCTCAACGATAGCAGCCTTCCAGAAGTCGAAGCTGTTCACCCTCTCGTTTGGCTTGAGGCGCAGCACAAGTTCCAGCGGGTGGGATGTGTCCACCTGCCAGTACTTGCCAATCCTGCGCTCGATGTCGATACCGAGAGAGGCAACCGTGCCGCTGACGATGTCAACGCAGCGCCACACCGCCGCCAGCTTCATTCCGCCGGTGGTAGTGGTGTCTATCGTGTAGGTCTGGCCGTTGATGGTCACCTGCAACAAGGTAGGCACTGCAATCGAGCGATTTTTCTTGCTCTTGAGAAAATCGAGTAATCCCATATTTTTTGCGTTATATTATATAGTTGAAGTGTTTAACAGGGCATTAAAAAACCCCGCTAGCGGGGGCTAGTGGGGTTGTTTCTAAAACCATCAGGGCGGTTAATCGCCAAACAAACTGAGCTGTTTTATCGTTGTCCCGTCTTTCATCTTGATGATGCCGTGGCACTCCCGCTCAAAGCGTTCATTGCCCTCATCAAAATATTCTTTGTCCAATTCGCATCCGCAATAGTCATATCCAAGTTTGTAGGCTGCTATGCGGCTGGACTGACTGCCCATCATGGGGTCGAAGACCCTGCCCCCCCCTATTTTTGGTAGGAATGTTTTCAGCAACCATCCATAGAGTGCGACAGGTTTTTGAGTGGGATGGATGCGGGCTTCCTTATTGCTCATATCTTCTTGCATCATACCAGCCCACCTGTAGCGAAATTTTCTAACAGCCCACGGCAGATTAGTCCAAGCAAGTTCACAATCGGCAAAATCGGTTTGCCCGTTATCTTTGTCCCAAACAATCCAACAATGAGAATCTATTGGGACACGGCTAATGAAATGATTTGCGCCCCAAATCACTGCATAGCGGCTGACACGCAATAGTTCATCAAAGAAAGGTTGTTGTGGTGCCTCTTTGTCCCACAATTTAGGTGTGTACTTAGTCGCAGTCGCTTTTTTGCTCCTACTATGATTTTTCAAACCATCCTCACCAATGCCGTACGGCGGGTCGGCAATAACGAGGTCAAACGCATTGTCGGGCAAGCCTCGCATGTATTCGATGCAGTCGCAATTATGTACTTCGCTAATAGGTTCCATTATTAATTTCGTTTTTGTTCAAGGCTCACGCCTAATGCCATCAATGCCGTGATGGCACCGTCAATTTTCCTGTTTTCTCCACGCTTCAACGGCTTGCAATTATCCATGTTGTCCTTGTCGAGGACGCAGTTGTCGAAGCAGTAGTTATTTATCGGGTTGTCCCCGAATGTCAATACCTTCTCGTCGAGCATGCGCACGATGGCCATGCAGGGCTTTGTAAAGTAATAGTAGGTCTGCTTGTAGGGGTGCAGAAAGGCCGCACCGCCGCAGTTGATGAGCAAGTTGGTGAACTCAGCCGCCTTGTTGGGGTCGTAGGCAATCTGCAGGATGCGCAGGTTCTTGCCGTGGGCAAGGATGTCGTTCACGATCTGCCCGTAGTCGATGATGTTACCACGGCACAGCTTGAGGTAGCCGCCGTCCACCCATCGCTGGTAAACCTCCCTGTTGGGATGCTTGGCCAACCTCCCCTCGGGGAAATAATACTCCGTGTGGATGTGGTGGCGCTGCTCGTTCTGCAGGTAGATGTAGTAGGATACGGCGCTGAAGTCGTTGTCAACCGACAGGTCAACGCCCACCTCGCAGTCGGCACGGTAGCCTAGCGAATCGATGTCGAGCGCCCTGGAGTTGTCACGGATGGTGCTGCCCTCTATCCAGCTCTTGTCGTTGCCGGTGACGAAGATGTTGAGCATCTTGGTGCGGAATGCCTTCATGTTCTCTGCGCTCTTCTGGGCCTCTTGCCATTGTTGCTCATAGAAGTCGGGCCTGACCGTCACCCCGAGGTGCGGCTGCACCTTCGCCCAGGTGGCGGGGTCGGCCTCGTCATCGTCGCAGTCGGGGGTGAATATGTGCGCAAAGCTCGTATCGTCCTCAGTGTACCCTCCGAGCACTTCACGCAGCAGCACCCCCTGTTCGTGCTCGAGCTCCTGGACAAACGGGGCGGTCTGCTTGTCGCTTGCCGTGGTGATGGTGATTAAAAGCGGGTTGGTGCGCATGCCCATGGACGTGGTCAGCACGTTGCGCAAATCGGCGCTGTCGGCCTGTGCGTACTCGTCCATGATGACCGTTGATGCGTTCAAGCCGTCAAGTTTGTCGGGTGAGTTGGACAGGCACCTGATGCTGCTGTTCCTACCCTCTCTCCACTTGATGAGCTCACGGGTGGCCTTGAACTTAGTCCACCCTGGGTCTAGCCCATGGAGCACACGGGAGATTTCGTCAAAGCAGATTTTGGCCTGGTCGTAGCTGTTCGCTCCCGTATATGCCTGTGCGTTGTCATCACCAAACAAGAAGTCGTAGATGGCGAATGCGCACACGCTTGTTGTCTTGCTGAACTTCCGGGGCACGAAAAGCAGCGCATTGCGCACCAGGCGGGTGCCGTCATCCTTGATGAAACCCATGATGCTTGCGAACTGGAACACCTGGACGGGCGTCAGCTTGTAGGACTGCCTCCCATCCTGGCCGCTGAACTTCAGGAACTCATAAAATCGCATGAAGTTGACGGCTGCAGCCGTGTCGAAGCTGTAGGTCTCCAACAGCCGTAAAAATTTTACGGCTGACAAGAGCTCGTAGACATTGTGGGCGTCAGGGCACGCCACAAGGCCACGGAAGTACCCGTCAAGGCGTGGGTCTATGTCACCCAGCAGGTACCCGTCAAGGTCGGCGCTGCACAGCTTCCCGATCGCCAGCCGCTTCGCCTCACGTTCAATCTGCTTTCTTTCGTCTGTCATCGATTCTGCTTTTCTGCATCATCGCCTGCAGCTGTTCCAACGGATTGGTGACAGCCGTCTTGATGGTGGCGTTGCTGGCCTCGTTGCGACCGGCCAGTTCAATCAGGAACTGGCATGCACGCAGCTCACCGTCCAATGCCCGCTTCACCTGTTCACGGATGATGGCCTCACGCACGGTCATCACCGTGCCGTCGTACTCGGTGTCCTCATCGAGGATGGCGTTCACCAGACGCTGTGACGTGGTGTCGGTGTACATGAGTTTCGGCGGCACCATGCCCTTGATAAGATTCGCTTTGCTGTTGGGGTGCTGCCCACAATTTTCATATCCCATTTTTAATCCTGTTTATGTAGTTTGTAATTTCATCTTCCATGGCATCCTTGATGTGCCCTTTGCCTAGTTGGCGGTGCGCTTCATGGTGGCACTCGCTGCACAGGGCGATGAGGTTGTTTTCGTCGTAGGCTAGGGCCTCCATCTCATGGCGGGTGGTCACGCTCTCAATGGGGACGATGTGGTGTACCTCGGTGGCCTTCCTGGGGCGTGGCCCTCCCGTGAAGTAGTTCTTGACACATTGTTCGCAGAAGCCGCCGTTGGTGATGGCGTTCTTCAGCATGTAGGCACCACGGAGTTCCTGCCACCGCTTGCCGGTGATGATGCGCCGGTACTCAGGGTTTCTTTGGTCTTTCATAGCGGATGTCACGAAACATTGATGAAACCTCTTCCTCTTGGGCGGCGGCACGCATCGCCTCACGCTGTTCCTTCGTGCCTTCGATGATATAGCGCATGAGGTCGATGGGTGGGCGCTCATCCTTCCACTCGTTTGGATCTGCCAGCTTGATGTAACTGGAGATAAGCAGCCGCAGCAGGGAGTATATCGTCTCCCTGCGACGTGCCAATATCCGCTCAAGGGCATCAGCCTCAGCCCTCGTCAGCCTCGTTGCTATGAACTTGTATGCCATCTATATTATTACCAAATTCGTTAAACTTACCCCCGAAGTCCAAATTTATCGTTCAAAAG